TTTCAATTCATTTGGTTCCGGAGTCTTAAACACCACAGCGATATGCTCATATTGTGATGGCAACAATGTGTTGAATTTTCTAGCACGGCTTTTTACAGTAGTACTAGTTTGGTCCCAGATAAAGTCTAATCGGTTAGATTGACAAGTCAATGCATGATTAACCATTAAACGAACTGCAACAGGCATATAATCTTCAAACACCTCGGTATATGTTTTACCTTGGCGATGCGCTTCCATTTCAACAAACATATCAGTACCAACAACCGGCATACCTAAAGCCCAAGTTTGGTTCTTGATCCAAGTACTTTTACCTGCACCCGGTATACCGATCAATTGATAACACTTGTTCATGCATACTCCCTATTAAGGCGTTTACGTGCGGCACTTGCAAATTCGCTGATATTACCGCACTTATCTTCCCAACGCAACAGACTGCGACAAGTGTAACCTATGTCACACTTGTTATAGCAAACTGCCTCTTGATTCAATTCACCATTCGTAAACACTCGGCAATGATAGTTGCCGTTAATGTTACGAACAGTTACTTCATGTTCTACTTCACCCAGGATGCAACGCTGGATGCGAACTAGTTGTTTATATCGTTCCATGATTGACTCCTCAAATATCACCTTCATAGTTTTTGGGTACAATTAACCCACTATCTAAAACTACACCATTGATTGTGTGGGCCTCGTTTTCATCATACGTCATGCCCAACACACTCATCATTTTATGTTTGACCAATAAGTTAGGACTACGATAATCTTCCGTGTCATCAAAGCCCATCATTATGCCAACCTCTGTTACTGCTCCTGAACGACATACACCAGCAACACAATGCACAATCACATTACTACGATTAAGCAATGCTTGCTTTAATAGCATCACCAAACTATTTGCTTGATGGTCATTGATTTTCATTTCAGGTTCAAGACATGTATCTTTTTCTTCCAAGTCCAAGAACTGAAATTGATGAACACTATTGAACTTGAATTTTGGTTCGGGGAACTCCATGCCAGTGTCAACAATTTGAATCAACAGGTTGTTGGGACCTGGATCATAGTGTCTTCCTTTTTGGATATCACTAAGTGCTACATTTTGAATCCACGGCATATTATTCTCCTTCATTAGAGTATTATAAACTATTTGGGAATTATTGTCAAGCGCAAAAAGAACACCCTAGATGCGCTAAAAAGTATTAATATTAAATAAAGAACGAGGAGTGTGTAAACTCAATAATATGCGGTGTTTTGCTAGGGTGTTTTTATAAAGATTCTATATCTTTTTCACTTACAGAGCCAGTCTTATCGGCTGGGTGTGATATAGAACATTTATAAAAACAGACACTAGGTGTCTGTCTACTACTATTTAGCTTACGCTAGGCTGTAGCGATCCTTCATAACGGTCTTCAACATGATTGCCTCTGGAGAGAAGTCATCCATGTTACCAGAAAGAATACCTTGTGCAACTGCTGGGCTAAATCCTGAGACTAGCGCAACACCTGTCTTGTTAAACTTAACTGGTGCATTACCGTATGCGGCATTCAAGTTCCAGAATACGACCTTTGGAAGTTCGTAGCCTGCCGCTTGATACTTACGTGCGATCATTTCGATAGCACTGTCATCATGCGAAACACCTGCATCAAATTGCATGTCTGAGAAGATTACCAATGTACCTGGCATTTCTGCTTGAGGAACACGGTTATCTATAGCAGTCTTAAGGATCAAATCAAACGCCTTGTTCAAGTCGGTGTTAGCGACTTCACCGGTGTTCATTTGATCAATCTTTTGATTGATGTTACCCTTAAGAGTAACCAACTTTGGAGTGCGACTGAAAGTCAAGAAGGTATCCTTGAACTTACCAGTGTTCTTGTCTGCAAAATACAATCCCAATGAGATTGCAACATCCAAACAAGACAAACCACTCTTAGAGTTGTGTCCACCTGCATTACAAGTCATAGAACCTGAACTGTCAACCATCGGCAATACATCAGCACCACCGATGAAGTTTGGCAATGCATCCCATTGGGCTTGCAATGCATCCAATTCAGTCTTAGTCATAGACTTGCGACTGTAGCTGTTGATAGCACCCTTCAACACATCGTAAGGGAATACTGCACCTGCGTTAATCTTAACACCGGCTTCACCCTTCACCAACTTAGAAACGTATTCAGCGTATGTTTGACCATGACGACCGAATGCCTTCTTGTAACGTGCATGTGCCACTGAAGGAACATGACTGTAGTTGATGTTGTCCCAATCGTTAGAACACATTTGTGTTTCAACGACATTGGTTAGTGCAACAAGGCTCTTACGATATTGCTTTGGAGTCATACCAAAGAATTCACGAATTTCACGTGCAACATCACCCTTACGAGGAGTCCACTTTGCAGCCAATCCATTACGTGCCCGCAATGCATCGCCTAACATAGTGTATGCTTGATCCTTAAGAGTCTTAGTCTTAAACACAAGCAAGTCATCGTAACGACCCAATTCAGGAACCTTAACCAATAGACGGCTAGCATCTTCTGGGTTAGTCAATTCCAAGTGAATTAGTACTTGACGAAACAATTCACGTTCACCGGAACCACCACGTGCATCACGTGCCCATTGGACGATACGCAATGCTAGATCGGAGTTTTCTACGTAAGCCGCTGTAAAAGCCGGAACAATATTCTTACCACGGCTTGCACCGATGTTATAGAACAAATCAACGCAAGCATTTGCTGTTGACTTACGTGCCTTCATACCGTTAGTGGTACGGGCTTCTTGGTTAGCTACTGCTTCTACAAATGTTGACATATTGTACTCCTTCCGTGTGTGTTATGCAACAGGATGCGCTTTGGTTTCATTTATAGGTGAAATTTAAAGTTGCTGAATGCATCCTAAAAAAGTATTATATCAGAATATTGATATAATGTAAATCTGTTTTGGGTAAACGGGATGTTCGGGACAGTAAAGTTTATTTTCTGGTCTACCAAGTCCCCGGTATATCGGTTCAGTCCCATAGACCCTATCAATGATTCTCATTGACTATCTAGTCTTGCGTCTGCACTAGCATCATATATGTCTTTCCATAAGTCGGCAGTTCTATCAATGCTAGGTTTCCCTAGTAAAGCCTTCTCAGGGGCCATCTTCTACTGCATTAATGAGTTTCGTTAATGTTTAACTTGCTGAACACATCCCATAATGAATGAAAGCAGGATCGTTGTTGACTGCTTTTATTTTACACAGGCCATCACTCTGTGCTTACTAGTCCTGCTTAAATAGTTCCCTTCAACGCTCGGTGGTTTTATGCACTCTGCTCCAACAACTACCACGGTGTCTAGTTTTCCATAGTATATATGAATTGCTGTACCGATCCTAAAACTGTTTGTTAATTTCTTAACATGTGTGTATTATATACTGTTTTCAATTTGCCGTCAATGATTTTTGGGCAAACTCTTTGGTGGAAGTGGTGAGATTCATTCTGGCGGAAGCGGGCGGAGTCGAACCCCCAAGGCGCTATTAACACTCGACTGTTTTCAAGACAGCTACCATCTCCAATTGGTTTGCGCTTCCGTTATTTTTGTTCTTTGATTTGTACGTAGGCAATTGTGAGTCACAATTACTACATACGAACCGCAAATTTTCTAAACGATTATCATTATTTATACCGTTAATATGGTCTAAGATTAATGGCATCGGTTTTCCTTGCCATTCCGGTCCTATACCACAGCAAGAACATTCGTATTCAATGAGGTTCCTTGCTTTAATTCTAGCCTTTATGCTATGTCTAGCATAGGTAGAGTTTTCACAAAATACAGTATCATCAGGATACAATTCATCCCATTTAGCATGTCTACCTAATTTTTTACCTGCGTTCCACGGTGTCGAACCTTTTTGTGCTCCTGCTTTATCAGAATGTTTATGCTTAATTTTATCGGGGTTACTGTGACAGGACATTTCATGTGCAGTCAAAGAACCCTTGTTATTTATTTCTTTATTACAATATTGGCAATTCATAGTAGTTTCCTCACTATTATTTATGCTTTATTGCAATAATTTACTGTTTAAGTTCCTTAAACCACTCGACCACACTTCCTTATTGGTGGAGAACATTTTTGAGGTATCCCCTGTGAAGCAGATCACCGCTCACCTGTTACATTGCGTTTATGTACTATTGCTTGCCCTAAGGATTAGCTAGCTACCTTAGCGACTCATACTGGATAATGTAACTTATCCTCTGCTCTTGGTGGAGGTGACAGGACTCGAACCCGCTACCTATTCCTTGCAAATTT